TATTCAGCGGATTTATCACAGGTTACGACACCCTAACACCACAAGAGGCTGGCGTGGATGTGGTTTATACAACGATCACAGCTGTAGATGCGTTTAGACTTTTGCAAAATGCACAGATAACTACCGTCGTCGATGCAACGGCAGGCCAATTAAGCGGTACTCGTATTAATAAGCTGCTAGACCAAGTGGCATGGCCAGCATCAATGCGTGACGTAGATGCCGGGCTGACCACGATGCAAGCCGATCCAGGCACACAGCGCACAGCGCTAGCAGCTTGCCAGACCGTAGCGACCAGCGAGTACGGTTCTTTCTATGTAGATGCCGCTGGCTCATTTGTATTTCAGGATCGAGCGCTAACATCTAGCAGCATAGGCGCTACACCCACAGCTTTTACCGATACAGGCGGCGATATTAAATACTTTGATGCCCAATGGGTATTAAATGACGTGCTCGTATATAACCAAGCAAATATCACAAGAACAGGCGGTACGACCCAAACCACTAGCAACGCTGCCAGCATCGCCAAGTATTTTTTACACAGCTACACACAGACCAATTTGCTTATGGAGACCGATGCGGTAGCCCTGCAATATGGCCAGGCTTACGTGGCTAGCCGTGCTGAAACCACCGTGCGATGCGATGCGCTGACCCTTGACCTATACACAGAAAACTATGACTCAGGCATAGTAGCTGCGCTTGACCTAGATTTTTTTGACCCTATAACCGTAACCACTAGCCAGCCTGGATCATCTAGCCTGGTCAAAACCTTGCAGATATTTGGCGTGGCTATGACAATAAGACCGAACAAATGGCAGGTAAAATTTACAACGCTAGAGCCTATTATCGATGCGTTTATTTTAAATTCTACGCAATACGGCGTATTAGGCACTAACACGCTTTCATACTAAGGAGACAGATATGGCCATTTCAGGATTTCCGACAGTCACCGGGGATGTGCTGACCTCATCTACGATGAACAGCCTTGTACAGTTTGATGTAGTAACACAGACCGCGGACTACACAGCGACTACTAACGATAACTACCAAGAGATTTTTGTGATGAACAAGGCCACGGCCATAGCGTTCAAAATTCCTACAGATGCAACTACAAATTTTCCCATTGGCACAGTACTTACAGTTTTATCAATAGGAGTAGGCACGACCACAATTTCAGCCGTAACGCCAGGCACTACAACTGTGGCAAGTGCGGCAGCCGTTAGTGCATCGCCTACTTTAACTCAGTACAAATCAGCCGCTTGTATAAAAATCGCTGCAAATTCTTGGGTAGTGGTTGGTTCGGTATCGTAGTGATAGCAAATTTAGTAGCTGCAGTTTTTGGTGCCGCAGGTTTACCTAAACCATCATCCATCGATTACTTAGTAGTCGCAGGTGGAGCAGGTGGTGGCGCTCGCGATGCTGTCCGAGCAGGTGGTGGTGGTGGAGCAGGTGGCTTACGTTGTACCGTAACTGCAACTGGTGGCGGTGGATCACTTGAAAGTGCATTAGCCGTTACTGGTGGATCAAGTTACACCGTTACTGTCGGCGCTGGCGGTACTGCAACTGGTACTTACGCCAATGGTAATAATGGCGTTAATTCTGTTTTTTCAACTGTTACTTCAACAGGTGGTGGTGGCGGTGGCGGACAAACCGATGGCGCTACTGGTGGATCAGGCGGTGGCGGTGCTGGTGGTGGTACTGGTCTAGGCGGGTCAGGTACTGCAAATCAAGGCCGCGCAGGCGGTACAGGTCAAGGTGGCGATCCAGGCTATGCAGGTGGCGGCGGTGGCGGTGCTAATACTGCAGGCGGTACTACAACTACAACAACAGGTGGCGCAGGTGGTGCAGGAGTCGCAACAACTATTACAGGTTCATCGGTAACTTACGGTGGTGGCGGCGGCGGCGGCATAGTTACTGGTACTGCTGGAGCAGGCGGTGCAGGCGGCGGTGGAGCAGGTAAATCAGGTTCAGGTAATGGAGTTGCCGGCACAGCCAACACAGGTGGTGGCGGTGGTGGTGGTGGTTCACAGTACGGCGGTAATGGTGGTTCAGGCGTAGTTATTTTGCGTTATGCAGATACTTTTGCGGATTTGACCACAATTAGCGGCGGGCTTACTTACACAAAAACTACACCAACAGGTTTTAAAGTCTACACATTTACTGCAGGAACAGGCACGGTGACTATCTGATGGCTCATTATGCGTTTTTAGATGAAAATAACATCGTTACCGAAGTAATTACAGGTAAAGATGAAAATGAATTAATTGATGAACTTGACCCAGAGACTTGGTACGGTAATTTTAGAGGCCAAGTGTGTAAGCGCACATCATACAATGGCAATATACGGTACAACTACGCAGGCATTGGCTACACCTATGATGCAGATGCAGATGCGTTTATTGCACCACGGCCTACATGTGGCCACACAGAGTTGTTTTTAAATCATTTATACAAATGGAATTGCCAAAGGTGTGAATTAGATGCTAAAGAGCTATAACGGCTGGCCTGCTAGTAAAGATCAGGCTGAAATAGGCGTTAAGCCTTACCCGGTAAAAGGCACTAACCTAAAAATTAGATGCGCTAAGGATGCAGGCGAGCTACTAGCTGCATTTGCTGCAGAATTTCATGAGCTTATCGAGCCGATCGATGAAGGCAAGTTAGATGACTGGGCTTACGCTTTCCGCATGGTACGTGGCACCACCGACAAACTTAGCTGCCACAGCTCAGGTACAGCCATTGATCTAAATGCTACGCGGCATCCGCTAGGTAAATCAGGCACTTTCCCACTAGAAAAAGTGCCAATGATCCAGGCGCTAGCTAAAAAATACGGTCTTACATGGGGCGGTGACTATCGCAACCGTAAGGATGAGATGCACTTCGAGGTATCCATTAGTCAAGAAAAAGCAAAAAAACTAATCAAAAAATTAGGGCTAGATGGAGACAAAAATGCAGGAGCAAATTAAGGCAGCAGCACTAAGTTATGGCCGAGCAGCTGCGGCAGCCGTTGCAGCGCTATACATGGCAGGTGTAACCGATCCACGCACACTATCTAACGCATTTATTGCAGCCTTAATCGGCCCGATACTTAAAGCGGTAGACCCTAAGGCTAAAGAGTTTGGTGTAGGCAAGAAGTAATGCGCAGACTGGTAGGGGCGGTGGCCTTGCTACTGCTCCTATCAGGGTGCAGCTATCAGGGATGGGTAAGGTATGAGTGCCAAAAGTACGAAAACTGGGGCGAAACTAAGTGCCAGCCACCTGCCTGCGAAGTGGTGGGTACATGCACCAAAGACCTACTCCCAAAAGACGTATATGAAGCGCCTAACGCCTGAGCAGCTACACGCCAGGCTTATCGTGTTTATTGGCTGCACGCTTGCCCTGGTATTTGCTTTTAGTGTATTTGGCATGTTGTACGCGCTGATATTTGTAACTCAGCCCATATCAAATCAAGCGCCTAACGATCGAGCGTTTATCGACCTACTCACAACGCTAACCATATTTTTGACTGGCAGTTTGGGTGGTGTGCTGGCAGGCAACGGCCTAAAATCCAAGCCTAAAGAACCAGACGACACGCCGCCAAATACGCCGAGTACTTGATTATGTCGGTAGGGCGCTTTACCCTTTTACAAAAGGTGGTAAAGGGCTACCTGATTATCAAGGGATCACACTATGCAATTTGAACAAATGGCGGCATGGGTTTTATTATCCGTGCTAGGCACCGCAGTAATCTTTTACAGCTTGGGAGTAGCTGCAGGCCGTAAGGATGGACACAAGGCCGGGCGAGCAGTAGGCATTCGCATCGGTGAGCGACGCGCACGTGAGGCGGTTAGCAAATGATTAAAGCTGCACCTACAGGCACATATTGCACGGACTGTAAATCTGAATTTGGCAATTTTGACACTAAGACACAAACCTGGAGCTTTAGCGACAAGTGCGTGCCTATCGCCACGATCATTACCGTGTCAGTCACTATTAAATCAAAGGGTGCTACGCGTGCCTACTGCAACTACCACAAGCGCCAGGCTGAGACATGGCCAGATGGCAACGGTGGCTACATCACTTGGCCATTAGCAGATCAGCTGCAAGCAGCTGTTGAGGCAGAAAAACAGGTGCTAAATGTTTAACCTGGATGACTACGAGGATGTAAATACACGCATCAAGCGTTTTAGAAACGAGTACATATCGGGGCGCATCGAGGCATCGATCGTTGAGGTAGACCTACAGGCGGGCTACGTGCTGGTCAGAGCTGCCATTTATCGTGAGCATGAGGACATGGTGCCTGCAGCTGTGGACTTCGCCTACGGCAACGTAGCCTTTTACCGCGAAAATATGAAACGCTGGTTTATCGAGGACACGACCACAAGTGCCATAGGTAGGTGCATCAGCCTGTTGATGCCGAGTGAGCATCGACCAACTAAAGAAAACATGGCACAAGTGCAACAGTCTGCACCTGCACCTGAGGTTGATCCGTGGGTAGTACATCCCGAAGGTACGGCAGAGCCATTAGCTACCGGGCTGGATTTAATTAAAGGCGCGTTAGGTGGTGTTATCACCGATGAAGTCGAGACATGCCAGCATGGCCGTATGGTGTGGAAAGAAGGCATAAGCAGTAAGACAGGCAGTAAGTACAAGGGATGGGTATGTCCATCAAAGGCCAAGCCACAATGCGCACCACGTTGGGAGAAGTAAATGAGTGGCGATTTTGAAATGATTAATCTAAAGACAGGCAACCGACTAACGATACAGATGGATGGCACCGAGATACGCGACCAGGTGCAACCGCCTGCGATCGAGTGGTGTGATAAAGGCCAGCATTTTGCTTGCAAGATCGATGGCAAATACGTAGACGATAAGCTGTGGATTTGCTTAGAGTGCAACCGTGCATAAGGTCATATTGGATTACGCCCAAGAGATCGAGGCGCATGAGATAGGTCTAGCACGTGTACTGGCCAGAGCATCAAGGCCAGATCATGCAGGTAGATTTAACAAGGCTATAAGCCTGCATGAGTTTATAGCTGAGCACGCCGAAGCTGTGGCATCTGAAATGGCTGTAGCGCAGTACTTCGGCATACGTAACTTTCGGGCTACGTTAAACACTTACAAGGGGCAAGCCGATGTAGGCAGCCGCATCGAGGTCAAATGGACTAAGTACGAAAACGGCTGCGCCATTATCAACTCGACCGATCGAGCACAAGACGTTGTAATCCTGGTTACCGGGCATAGCCCTTGCTATCGCTTGGCTGGCTGGATACCTGTAGCGATGGCCAGAACCTCACGCTATTTAAACGCTAGGCAGGGTAATTTCT